ACCGGCACTATGGTCATGGTTGTAAATGACGGCTGCATCAAGGGCCTTTACACCCGATGCGACAGCCAAGCCGCAAACCTTGCGCGCCAGTATCACCGCTCGATGGAGCACGGCGTATCACCTGAGAAGCGAATCTATGACCCTTGCAACATGGAAGAATTCCATAATCAGTTTGCATTCGTCACTGAATACCTTCACGAACAATCAACTCAAGCACTTTTAACCTCAATTTAATCTTTAATCATGAAAGCACCAGTAAACTCAGGCGGAAGTCAAACCCGCCAAATCGCACCCGAAGGCGCATATCCTGCGCGCTGCTACCAAATCATTGACAAGGGCACTACCTTCGATGAAAAGTGGGGCAACAAAAAACGCAAAGTTCAATTCCTCTTTGAACTGCCAACAGAGACCGCTGTATTCAGCGAAGACAAAGGCGAACAGCCGTTCTACGTGAAGGGCGTGTTTAACCTGACAATGGGCGAGAAGGCATCCCTTCGCAAGTTCATCGAGTCATGGATTGGCAAGAAGCTCACAGATGCGCAAGCCGCTGACTTCGACATCACCAAGCTACTCGGACATCCCGGCATGATTAACATCGCACACAATGGCAAAGAGGACCGAGTGTATGCCAATATCATGGGCATCTCTCCGCTGCCGAAGGGCCTTACTTGCCCCCCTGCCATCAACGAGCTGCTGGCCTATGACACAACCGAGCACAATGCTGAGGTTTTCGCAAAGCTGCCGGAGTTCCTTCAGGAAGATATTCGCAAAAGCGATGAATGGATTGCGCGAACTACCGCCAAGCCAGCTGTGCCAGCTCCAACATGGGAAGCATCAGCCACAGACTTCGATTCACTATTTTCAGAGTCAGACGATAAGGGTCCATTCTAATTTCTAACCACAAAAAAAGCCCGGCATACACACTATAGCCGGGCTTTTACTAATACAAAACACATGAACAGTATCGCAAAGATAACAATTCCTATTGAGAAATTGTATCAATCAATAAATTCTCCCGAGACATTAAATGCTCAGAGGCTAACGGCTAACATTCAGCCAATCGAAAGCCCAAACCAATACACCGCCGCATCCAACGCCATCGCTCAGGTTAACTCCGCTGTTAAGGCTATCCAAGATGCGCGTAAGATGGTAACCGGTCCGCTCGATGCCTACAAAAAAGAACTCATGCGCATCGAGTCAGATGCCACCGAGCCTCTCCAGGCTTTCATCGCATCGACCAAAGCTGAGATGCTGAAGTACACCGCCGAGCTTAATCGCAAGCAGCAAGAAGAGCAGAGGCTCATTCAAGAACAAGCAAGCTCGATGGCAGCCTTAACCGATCAGCTCGCTGAGGTAAGCATCCAGCACAGCCACATCAAAGGCATTCGCACAATCCGGCGCACTCGCATCACTGGGGAAGTGGACTGGATGAAGGTGCTCAGTGTGCTGTTCGGCTCGGGAATGTACAAGCCCGAAGACCTCACGCAGAACTTGCTCAAGGCAATGGAGAAGTGCGGAGTGACCGCCATCGCTGGCATCGAGATTTACGAAGAACAAATACAAACCATAACACGATAAAACATGGAAACAATTCAATTCATTCAGACCACGCCAAGGGAGTTGGCTAATCTAATTGCAGAAGCCGTAAGGCAAGAAATAAGAACCTTAAATCGTCAAGTTGAACATCCACCCGCGCCCACCAAGGAGTTAATGACACGGAAGGATGTTGCAAAATTATTTGATGTGTCATTGGTCACCATCCACGAATGGTCTAAGATTGGCATTCTTAAGCCTTACAAGGTTGGGAATCGCACCTACTTCAAATGTATTGAGGTCATGGAAGCTTTATCAAATCCTGTTATAACACCCTAATCATGCCAACTAAAATGACAGCAGTTGAATGGCTGCGACTAACCATTCAGAACAAGCTCGCATCAGAAATGGGGCCTTTCTTTGCCGAGGCATTCGAAACCGCCAAGGTAGTTGAGCGGGAGTACATGATGCAGATGTACAATGCCGGAAAGCTCGAAGGCATAAAAGAAGGTCCGCAAACAGCTAACGAATATTTTACTGAGACATTCAACTCATGACACGCGAAGACTACATCAACTACCCAGCGGTAAGCGCAAGCCGCATCAAACGGCACTACACTGGAGACATCAGCTATGCTAAGGCATCACTTAACTATGGCAAGGACTTCCACTACTCACTGCTTGAATGCGAATATGAGACAATGGGCGATGCAGTGCGCAACACCTACGATGCAATTCATCAGGTCGAGCTGCTTGCAGAGCTCTTCGACAAAAGCGAAAAGGAGCGCATCGTGGTTACTGAACTGACCTTCGGGGATAAGACCGTTATCGCCAAAGGTGCGATGGATATCTGCTGGGATGACATGAAAATCATCGCTGATGTCAAGACCACAACGGCGAAGAATCTGCAAGCCTTTGCCGATGACATGATAAAGCACTTCAACCATGTGCAGGCCGTTTGGTATTGCATGCTGATGGGCTGGGACCCGAAAGACTTCTACTACATCGGCGTGCCTCCAAAGGTGAAGAAGTCGGGGCAGTTCAAAGACCTCTACCTATACCGCCACAATCAGCAAGAACTCGACCATGCATTCCAGCTAATCGCAGGCTTTCTCAATCAATTCGATGGCAATTATGGGAAGTAAGCGACACGGCCAGCTTGTAATCGATTACGTTGTGGAGTATTACTCGCACACCAAGACGGCAGAGATTGCCAAAGTGCTTGGTATATCTGAGTCGAGCGTTTATAACATCGCATTCAGGCTCGGGCTAAAGAAAGCACCTGAGTACATTCGAGAGGTGCATGGCAAAGTTGTGGCAATTGCCGGGGTGAAGAATCGATTCACCAAAGGACATAAACCTTGGAATAAAAAAGATGACACACGGATCACTATTTAGCGGAATTGGCGGCTTTGATTTAGCCGCTGAGTGGATGGGTTGGGAGAACATATTCCACTGCGAGTGGAATTCATTCGGGCAAAAAGTATTAAAATATCACTTTCCAAATGCAATCAGTTATGAAGACATTACCAAAACAGATTTCACTATTCACAGAGGCAGAATTGACATCCTCACAGGGGGATTTCCCTGCCAGCCATACTCAATGGCCGGAAAGCGACTTGGAAAAGAAGATGAGCGACACCTCTGGCCGGAGATGCTTAGAGCGATTCGAGAAATTCAGCCGCGTTGGGTCGTGGGCGAAAACGTTCTCGGCCTTGTTAATTGGTCAGGAGGGCTGGTATTCCACGAGGTGCAGGCTGACCTGGAAGCTGAAGGGTACGAAGTTCAACCGTATGTACTTCCAGCTTGTGCCGTCAACGCACCGCACCGAAGAGACAGAGTTTGGTTTGTTGCCTACTGTAACGAGTCATCAACAGAATACACAATTCAAACAAGGAGGAACTTGTCTACAAGCAAAATTAATACTAGGGATGCTGCCAACTCCACAAGCCATGGACTCAATGACCAATCCACCACGGCAAATAACTCAATCGGGCAGAATAATAAGCAATCAAGGACACAACGGAAGCGCACCATTGAAGGACTTAGCGATGAACGGCCTACTCCACACCCCAACCGCAATGGACTCAACGAACGCAACAGCAACGATGAAGAGCAGCCAAGTGAAGGAAGGGTCAATGCACTCGGTGACACTAACAAGAGCAATGGCAATGGGGATGTTGCCGACACCGAATCAAAGAGATTACAAGGACAATATAGGAAACGGAAAAGATGCTCCGAGCATAGGAGTAACGAGGGGATATTCATTGGGTCAAAAAGTAAATTCAATGCTACCGACTCCAATGGCTTCGGATTGCGGGGACAAGGTTACAGGATTAGAAAATCAAGATTCACTAACGAAGCGGGCGAGATTGGAAACTGGCACAACTTCCCAACTCAATCCCCAATTTGTACTGGAGATGATGGGATTTCCTCCGGACTGGACGGAATTACCTTTTCTAAATGGCGAAACGAATCCATAAAAGCCGGAGGAAACGCCATAGTTCCGCAAGTAGTTCACCAAATTTTCAAAGCTATTGAGCAATATGAAAAAGCAGACAGCAGTTGAGTGGTTGGTCCAATATATCCATTCCGAAGAATATCAAAAAGCATTTGGACAAACATACATTAGCATAGAATTAGTTGAGCAAGCAAAAGCAATGGAGAAGGAGCAGATAAAAAACGCTTACATATTACCATTATCATCAGAATATTGGTTTAAAGACGAAGATTTTTTTCAAACAGAATCCGAACAATACTACAACCAAAACTACGAATCATGAAAAAGCAGACGCGTTTATTAGTTCTATTTGTTAGCGATTATCCATTTGCAGCAAACCTTAAAGAGGTGGGCATATTTGAAACACCTGACGAAGCTTTTAAGGCTGCTATGCCTTACATAAATGATATTTTAGTAAAGGCGATTTTTATAAATCATGACAAACAGTGGTTTCAAATATCATGACCCTTCGCCCCTACCAGGAGACTTTCATCAATAACATCGCAGCGAGCCTGCGCAGCAATCGTAAGGTTGTCGCGCAGCTCGCAACTGGTGGAGGCAAGACCGTGTGCTTCTCTGCGATTTGCGACCGCTTCACAGCCCGCAACAGCACAGACATCCTAATCCTTGTGCATCGTGAGGAGCTGCTCCATCAAGCTTCACGCGCCATCGCATTACCAACTCAAGCCGTAACCGCTGGGATGAAGTCAATCCCGCATGCTCGGGTGTATGTGGCAATGGTTGAGACTGCTTACAAGCGGCTCGACAAGTTCACTAACATCGGGTTGGTCATTGTCGATGAAGTGCACATCGGCAACTTCACCAAGGTCATCGAGCACTTCACCTCTCAGTACATCATCGGCTTCACAGCAACGCCATTGGCAGCTCGCAAGACCAATCCCTTGCGCAACTACTTTGATGACATTGTGTGCGGCATCGATATCCCCGACCTGATTGAGCAAGGCTACTTATGCCCAGAGCTGACCTACTCAGCGGCTCAGATTGTCGACCGGGCAAAGCTAAAGATGAAAGCTGGCGAGTTCGACCAAGCCCAGATGGCAGCTGCATTCAAAGCACCCAAGTACATCGAGACAACAGTTAACGCATACAAGCAGCACTCACTCGGACAAAAGACAATCATCTTCAACTGCAATGTCGAGCACTCGATGGCCGTCAATGCAGCATTCCAAGCCGCTGGATTCAACTCGCGCCATCTCGATGCTGGCTCGCCTGATCGCTCTGAGGTACTGCAATGGTTCGCCAACACTCCCGATGCAATTCTCAACAACATCGGCATCGCAACCACCGGCTTCGACCAGCCCGACATCGAGACCGTCATCGTAAACAAGGCCACAGCATCAATGCCCTTATGGCTTCAGATGTGCGGGCGCGGAGCAAGGCCGCACAATGTCAAGCTCGCATTTACCATCATAGACCTTGGAGGGAACTGCATCACGCACGGCCTTTGGTCATCGCCTCGCAACTGGAGCGATATCTTCCACAACCCGAAGAAGCCAGGCAATGGAGTGGCTCCAGTTAGGCAGTGCCCAAAGTGCGGAGCTCTGCATCACACCGCAAAGAAGGTATGCGATGCGCAATATATCGGAATGTTGTTTCCTTGCGGCCATGTATTTCCGGTAATCAAGCCAAAGGACGAAGCCATCGAGAAGTTCATCCAAGTTAGCAAGGCTATTGATGTAAAAAAACTAATCGAATCAAAGGCACATTACAAAACATACCACTCTCTGCATGTATTAGTTGAGCAAGTTTTTAACAGTGCTAAAAAGATAACTCCCGAAATCACCCCCATAATTCAAGAAAAAATTCATGAACTTGCAAGGCTCTGGTGCAAAGAGCAGAAAAAGCGATTTGATGCCTATCACCGGAAGTTTGTAGACGATAAATTACACACACTATGCTCATCTCACAATACAAAAACATCTATGACAATCAAGACATTGACATCGAACTCAGCTCCTTTTTGGAAGGAGTCAGAACCGGCAAATGGCAGGACATAGTCTTGCAAGTTAGGTCAACACCTGACAAGGCCGAACGTGACAAGCTCAAGAAATCCGCACCGCTTGTCACCATCAGCGGATCATTCTCGGCCCGAAAGGACGATGCCATCCGAGCGCACTCTGGATTCATTGCCATCGACATCGACAACATCGACAATCCTGAAGATACTAAGAAGCTCGTGCAGGGCGATAGCTATGTGTATGCTGCGTTTACTTCCATCAGTGGGCATGGACTATGCCTGATAGTCAAAATCGATGGCACACGCCACGCTGATGCGTTTAATGGCATCGCATCCTATCTCTACCACACATACCAGCTCATCGTTGACCAGTCCGGAAAGAACGTATCGCGTGCTCGCTTCATCTCTTATGACCCTTGGATTCACATCAACACCAAGGCTATCATGTTTAAGAAGTACCTCGCCAAACCGAAGGAGCGCAAGCTCGCAAAGGTCGCGGTAGTTAAAACCGACTTCGATGCAATGATTGCCGCGATGGATCGCAAAGGACTTAACCTCTGCGAAGATTACTCCGAGTGGATTCAAATCGCATACGCACTGGTGTCCGAATTCGGCGAAGGTGGTCGCGACTACTTTCACACGCTGTCATCGCACTCTTCAAAGTACAACTCGGATGACTGCAATGCCCAGTACACTGCATGCCTGAAGAACCACAGCGAGAGCAAGGGCAAGCGGTCCACAATCGCAACCATATACTACCACGCCAAGCAAAACGGCATACAAGCCTACTCCGAACAGACCAAGGAGATTCTCCGCGCTGCGAGCTCGCAACGTGCCGCTGGACTTTCGCCTGAAGCCATCGTGCGCAGCCTCGAAGTGGCAGGCATCAGCCCGGAAGAAAGCACGAAAGTTGTCAATGAGATAGTAGCAAAGGATATTAAATTCAAATCGGAGAACGTAAGCGCTGACATTGCGGCATTTATCCGAACTTTCGACCTAAGAAAAAACGTAGTTACGCGCAAGATTGAACTCAACGGAAGGGCCATCGATGACAGTGACATTAACTCGATTTTTCTCGATTGCAAAGCCGTGTTCAAAGAGTCCACAAAAGACCTGGTTACTTCCATTATTTTCTCCAATCGCATCGACTCATACAACCCTTTGCATGAGTTCTTTGAAGATGAACTGCACACCGAGGACGAATGCCCTAACCTTACACACTTACTTAACAGCGTAATCACTGACACACCAAATGCAGACAAGTGGATCTGCAAGTGGCTGGTCTCAGTGGTAGCGTCTGCATATGGCAATCACTCGCCATTGGTGCTCATATTCTCAGGCGAGAAGCAAGGCACAGGAAAAACACATTGGTTCCGCTACTTGCTACCCAAGCAGCTCAGGTACCTATTCGCTGAGTCGAAGATGGATGCTGGGAAGGATGACGAAATTCTCATGTGCCTGAAGCTAATAATACTCGATGACGAGTATGGTGGTAAGTCTAAGAAGGAAGAGAAGCGACTCAAGGAATTAACATCGAAGGAGTTCATCAACGTGCGCGAACCCTATGGCCGCGTGTCGCTCGACCTTCGTAGACTTGCAGTGTTCTGCGGTACATCGAACGAAACGCAGATACTCAACGATCCAACTGGCAACCGCAGGCAGATTCCGATCCACATACTTGGGATTGACCAAGCTGAGTACAACAAGTGCGATAAGGTTGCACTATGGCGTGAGATTTATGCCATGTATCGCAACGGCTGGGATTACACAGTATTGCGCCAAGATATCGAAGAGCTCAACGAATCAACCAGCGCATTCAAGCATTCGACTCCTGAAGAGGACCTAATCTACAAGAAGCTCTCACCTGGAAGCACATCGAATTATGGCGAGTGGATGTCATTGACCGACATTCAGCAATTCCTAATGCTGGAGACGAAGTTTAATTACCTCAACACGCAGCGTATCGGTTCACTGTTGTCTGCACTCGGATATCAAAAGGACCGCAAGACTAAAGGCAATTCAAAGGTTACAATGTACTATGTGGGCAAAAATCTCATCTAACTGGACAACTTGGACAACTTGCTCAAAAGTAAGTTGTCCGCTTGAACACCCATATTTTACAAATCTTTCAGCCAATATGGACAACTTACAACTTACTTTTATACCTTAACAATATATATATATACACACACACATGCACACACACACACACACATGTTATAGTAAAACGCCTTTTTTTGGCACTAAGTTGTCCAAACCGCTGAAACACTTGACAGCTTTGGGATTCAAGAGATTTTTTGTTAATCGTTGGACAACCTCAAGGTTGTAAGCTGTCCTGTCCATGAGCGAAGTAAAAGCCCAATCAAAAGCCTTCACAAACCTATGGAACGCCCGCCCCGACTTGCGTGGAAGAGTATTTGCCATCAATAACAACAGCATGAACGGCATCAAGGGTGCAATGAACAAAGCCATGGGTGTTGTGCCTGGCGTTGCCGATATGTGCTACCTGAAGCCGGAAGGTCGGACATGCTGGATTGAATGGAAGACAGACACCGGCAAGCAGTCGGAAGAGCAAAAGCGATTTGAAAAGATTTGCCGATCACTCGGCCATGAGTACCACATAGTGCGCAATGAAGAAGAATTCTTAAACATCATAAACCATGACTAAGTACGACAAGATAATTCACTACATGACCGAGATGCTTCCAGAGGAATGCACGCTTGTGGATGGTCCGCTAACTTATACCTCAACGAAACAGGCGCACCAATCACTTGCGAAATATCTGACAACAGCTGCGCATGGCACATCAGTGCATCGCACCTACACGATTAAGGCATTGAACTGGCTGAGGCTTCTGCACAAGAATAACATTAATTTGCAAAACAGAAACAAATAAATACCTTTGCACACATGAACACAGAAAAACGAGGCGGTAGGCGATCAGGTGCCGGGCGAAAGTCGATGTACGGCGAAGCCATGTCAACGATATCCTTCCGCGTTCCACTATCAGCAAAAGAGACCGTGCGCATGATGGTCCGCAATTATCTTTCGAGCTTGACGATTAAACCAAAGAAACACGAACCAGAACACGGTTGCTAAATACACACACACTATGCCAGACTACTTAGAGTACAAAGAACAGATGTGCATGAAGCACTTCGGGATTGAGACAGTGAACACTGAACATCCGAATTTTTTAATCTATCTCAGAGACATGCAATATGCTCCAGCTAACAATGAGCCAATCCATGACGATGATGAAGAGCGCGAGCTTGATTGGATAGACTTAGATTGCATGCGATATCATTCACGCAAAGATGACTAACCAAACCACGAGACTCAGAGCCGGCATGTTTGTCGACTCTGAGTACATGCGCGACCATTGTTACTTTGGTTACTTAACGCATCCGGCACTTGAGTATGACATCGCAGTTGGCATTACCATTGAAGATGTTCGCAAGTTCAGCAAGATCAACAAACTTGTTTTAAGCAAGGAGCGCGATGTTGAGTACAAGCTCGGCATCCTATTGCCAACCTCTGACAAAAGCGGCATTGAGGGCTTCACGGCAAAGGCTTTCATCGATGGTGGCCTGCATGACTTATTCATCTACCAATCGCAATACGAAGAGATTGTTGACCGAGGCTTCAGCATCAACATCACTGAGGAGGGCAAGATGTACGAAAATTTAGTAAATTTGTAAATTATGCCACTATTCCAAGGAGACAGCCAAGAGGTCATTTCGATGAACATCCGCAAGCTAATTGGCGAGGGATATCCACCGCAGCAAGCACAGGCAATCGCACTGGCAGAGGCTGAGAAGTATCGAAAAGCACGTAGAAGGTAAACAACGATAAAACAGCGATGCCAAAGCCGGAAAATATAGAGCCGCATAAGTTCAAGAAAGGGCAGACAGGCAACCCTAATGGGAGACCGCGTAAGCTGCCAGAACTCAGCAAGCTAATGGCTGACATCTTGGGGGATGAGAAGAACGGACTGAGCACAGCGGAGCGCATCCTTAAGGCGATTGAGGCCAAGGCATTACGTGGCGATATAAAGGCAGCTGAGATGCTTCTCGACCGAGGCTACGGCAAGCCGAAGCAGACCAATGAAACAACGCTCAAGACTACCGAGCCGTTGGTAATCATCAAGACGAAAGAGGATGGCAATGCTTAAATCGATTAGCATCGGAGTGCTGTTCACCCTGTTCATGGTTGGGCTTGCATACTGCCTGGTGCTGGTGCTTCGCCATGTTATCGACTGCATGCCCGACCCGAATGATGAGGAGGATTAATGAACTTCGAACTCACTGGCAGGCAGACCACAGCATTCGAGGCAATTGAGTCAGGCGCATACCGTGTCATCGTATTCGGTGGGGCCATAAGAGGTGGCAAAACGTATTGGCTGTTGCTTACCTTGAGCTACCTTGCACTGCAATACCCGCGCAGCCGTTGGGTGATTATTCGCCGCAGCCTGCCCGACCTGAAGCGCACAACCTTTCCATCATTCAACTCGATACTTGACGATGGAGTCAACCAGTACGTTGAGAGCTGGAACCGCGACACGCAAGTAGTGACATTCATCAATGGCAGTGAGTTGCTGTTCATGGCCGAGAGCTTTGACGATGACAAAGACCTCAACCGCTTCAAGGGCCTCGAGGTTAATGGCGCGGGCTTGGATGAGGTAAACGAGCTGCAAGAGCAAACATTCTACAAGGTCCAAGAGCGCATCGGAAGTTGGAACAAGGCAATAGGCCAGCCGCCGATCGTGTGCCTGGCAACTTGCAACCCGGCGAACAACTGGGTGAAGTCAATCATCTATGAACGCTACAAGGAGGGCACGTTGCCCGAGCGGTGGACATTCATCCCGAGTAAGATTACCGATAACCCGCACATCCCAGCCGAATACCTCGAGAGCCTGAAGGAGTTACCGCCCGTGCAGTACGCAAGATTCGTGGAGGGCGATTGGGATGTGATGGACGATGTGGCGAATCCGTTCCTGTACGAGTGGGACGATGCGAAGCACATCGATGACAGCGTGCAGCTGAACCGAAACATGCCAGTGCACATCAGCGTTGACTTCAACATCAACCCGCTGTGTGCGCTTGTGATGCAGCACGTTGGCAGAGGCGCAGTGGTGGTGGATGAAATAAAGATTGAGAAGGGCAGCGTGGATGCGTTCTGCGATGCTGTGCTTGCGCTCGGCATTCCGATGGGCCTGATACGCATCACAGGCGATGCGATGGGTAAGGGTGGCACGGTGCAACAGCGTGACAACTCCAGCGCCTACACCATGATTAAGCGCAGGCTCGGCATGAGCGACAGCCAGTTCTTGATACCGGCCAACCCAACGCACTACAATAGCCGCATCGATTGCAACGCAGCATTGCGTAAGCTCGACATCCGCGTGAACTCCAAGCGGTGCAAGGGATTCGTATTCGATGCCAAGCAAGTGCAGTGCGATGCCAATGGGTCAATCATTAAGACCAATCGAAAAAACATTGCCGAGCGTGCTGACTTTCTCGATTGTTTCCGTTACTTTGTAAACGCAATTCTAAAGCGATACTTATGAGCGTATGTTCACCATGTTTCGATTCAGGCATCAGCGTTGCGGCTTGCAATGGCGGCATTCAGTTCGGCTATGTAACACCGGAGGAAAGCTACACCATAACGCTAACGCACAACGCGACCAAGCGCATGCAGACATTCATCGCAACATCCGAACTTGATGGCACACTGATGATCGAGGGGGCAAAGATTGATGCGCTGCAAGGCTACACGATTAGACTGGATGGCTGCGCAAAGTTCACCATCTGCGAGGTTGAGTATGACTGCATCAGCTTCAGCGTAGTGAATAAGGACATCGTGACTGAGGAACCCGCTTTTGTAAACTTACTCGAATGCTTGGACTGCTAAAGAAACTCAAGAGCATCGCACACGGCTGGGCGCTGTGGGCGTTTGACACCAAGGAGAGCCGCGAGGTATCGAAGCCGCGCATGGAGATTTGCAAGACATGCCCATACCGCATTAAGCTAACTGACACTTGCCGCGAATGCGGATGCTTCCTTCCAGCTAAGACCCGAGTGCCTGATGAAACCTGCCCGCTGTTACGTTGGTGACATGATGACCGGCTTCATCTTAGTAAGTGCCTTGCAGCACAAGGATGAAGTGGACGAGCTGCTCGACAAGGATGAGAGATGGCTTGACCTGATTATTAACACCAGCGACATCAGCGTGGTGTATGAGGATGAACACGCAGAGCGTACATTCATAACGCTAATCAGCAACGATAAAGAGATTACAACTAAGAACACACTGGATGAGATTATTCAAAAGATTAGGCGAGCGACTGCGATCAACATTTACTCGCAGTAAGCCCACCACGTACAACCTCGTTGAAGTATTCAAGCATGGCGGCCATAGGTACTACCGATTCCCGAAAGAGGTGAACATGCCGCTCGAAAGGTTCTCCATGAGCATGAGCCTGCTTGAGCGATTAAGCAGCGGGCTAAGTGGCAGCGAGATGGAGAAGATACTCACTGAGATGGAGAAGGCACTCAGCGCGGGGTTGAGCAATCCTAAGACAGCGGCATTGATGGGCGCTTACATCCACGTAATCCGCGAGAGGCAGAACACGGTTATCCATCGCGATATACTGCTTAACATCGCAGCGACTTGGATAATTCGAGAGGACGAGAATCCGGCTGAGATTAACCCCGATATACATCAGCAGAAGTTGCAAACATTTGAGGCGTTGAGCAAGGGGGGTGCTCATGATTTTTTTTACAGCTTGGGTATCGAGCCGCTGATGCCCTTATTCAATATTTCAGCGGACGAGTTTCAAACGCTCTGGGAGTACAACACGGTAGAACTTCGCAAGCTCAACGAGGCACTACGCCAGCTGAGTTCTCACCGCAAAGCCGCGCTAAAAGAACAGCCGACAACTTCCGCGAGCAAGTGATGAACCTTGCCGGAGGTAGCATATCCGAGTTCAATGAGTTAATGGCTTCCGATGTTTCGGTTTATTTGCTTAAATTTGAGGCAGCAATAAAGGCTCAAAATAATGGCGGTAAAGGTTGAGATTATCTACGAAGCCGAGGCAACGAGCCTGAAGGCAACGGTCAACGAAGTAAACAAGGCGAACGATGCGGTAGAGGCATCTGTTAAGCAAACATCGAAGGAGATATCCAATTCGATGAAGGAGGTCGGCAAAAGTTTCGTAAATGCTTTTGCGGGTACAGAAGTAAAGAAATCACTGGCAGACAATAACAAGGCGTTTGAGCAATTAAACAAATCGTCTAAGCCGCTCACTCAAGTATTGCGTGGATTAAAGAATGAACTCAACGCGCTTGAGGAAGCGGGCAAAGGTGGCACGGCTCAGTTCAGGCAATTAGAGATTGAGGCTGCACGGCTCGAGGACCAGATTGGAGATACGCGAGCAAGGGTTAGGATACTTGCATCGGATACGTTTAAGTTCGATGCAGCGGTTGGTGCTATTCAGGGGCTGGCTTCGGGATTCGAATTGGCACAAGGCGCTGCGGCATTGTTTGGTGAAGAAAACGAGGATTTGCAGAAAGCACTTACGAAGATAACGGCTGCCACAGCGGTTGCGAATGGCGTTCAGCAAATAGCTATTCTACTTAAAGAAGAGAATGCAACCAAGACACTTATTCAAACAAAAGCCGAGGCAGCATACGCAGCCGTAGTTGGTACATCCACAGGCGCATTAAAAGCATTTAGAATTGCACTTGCTGCCACTGGAATCGGATTGGTGATTGTTGCCATTGGCGCTTTGATTGCAAACTTTGATAAGCTCAAGGATGCAATATTCGGCACAAGCGATACAACACGCGCATTGAAGGCTACCCTCGAAGAGGTTCGAACTGCACAGGCTGGAGCCATAGAGCAAACATCGAAAGTGGGTACTGCATTTGAGTTAGCACGTAAAGGGGTAATCTCAAAAGACGAGGCGTTGTTAACGTACAACGAAACGCTCGGCGATAGTTTTGGGAAAACAAATGACCTCAATGTAGCTGAGGCGAATTACGTTAAAAAGAAAGAAGCATTCATTCAGGCCACAGCTGCAAGGGCGCAGGCTCAGGCGTTGCTGGCTCAATCGGCTGCATTAGCAGCTGAGGCGGCAACTGTTACCGGAGAACAGGCTACTAACTTTGGTGAAAAAATACAGACATTCATTGGCGATGCATTTGGTGTGTTTAATAAATTAATTGGCAATACAGCTGCTGTAACTGCTGCATCATTAAAAGCAAATACTTTAATCGTTGAGCAAAACGCAAAGGAGAGAGTTCAAACAGAAAAGACTGCACAGGCTGAAATACTTACCAACTTAGCCACGAGTAAATTAGCAGAGGCAGAAGTAATTGAAAACGGAGCTGGGATTGCTTCAGAGGCAGAGCAGAAGATAAGAGACCAAAGGGAAGAGGCTGCAAAGAAAGCCGCTGAAGATTTAGCCAAAGCACGCGAAAACTTAGCTAAGTTAGAGACCGATGCTTTGCAGTCTCAATTGGGTGAACGCGAAAAGATACTAAGCGAGAGCAACGCCAAGATTGCAGAACTTGAAAAGGCGTTTTTAGAATCCAAGTTTGCAGCTGGAAGTGCTGAAGAAAAGAAACTGCAAGATGCCATCTTAGCAATCAAAGACCAAGCGACAAAGAGTATTGCCGAACTTGATCAAAAGGCACTTGATGATGCGGCGGCAAAGAAAAAAGAAGCAGAAGATAAAGCGACACAAGAAGCACAGAAGGCAGCCGAGGAAAGAAGCAAGCTAACAATCGCTGGCTTAGATGCTCAAATCAATGCAATTAAGACCTTAGAGATAACTGAAGGCACATCGCTCGAAAGAAGGATTCAACTTATTGAATTGGATTCACAAAAGCGAATTGAAGCCGCTAAGGACAATGCCAGCGAGATAAAGCTCATCAACGCCGAGACCGAGCAAGCCATCCGCGATGAGCGAAAGAAGTCAACTGATGAAGCAATCGACCAAGCGTTTGAGATTGCAGAGGCGGTTGCTGATACACTTGGAAGCATCATTGAGCTGCAAGGCATTCAATCGCAAAAGCGAATCGAGGAAATAAATGCGGCAAGCGAAGCAGAGAAGTTGGCAATCGAGGGCAGCACAGCAAGAGAGGTAGATAAGCAAAGACAGCTCGATGCCTTAAACACAAGGACTCAGCTCAAGATATCAGCCGAAAAAACCAAGCAGGCAAAAGCCGAAAAGGCAGCGGCAATATTCCAAGCAACGATCGGCACGGCTGTCGCAGTTGCCAAGGCTGGCAACCCAGTAACGGCAGCCATCGCCCTTGCTGCCGGTATTGCTCAGATTGCCATCATCGCAGCAACGCCCATCCCTAAGTTTAAGAAAGGTGGACCAGTAGGCGGGCGAAGTCATGAAGCGGGCGGAACATTGATTGAAGCCGAGCGTGGCGAGTACGTGGTGAATAAGAACTCAGTGATGCGCAACCGCCGTGAACTCGATGCGATTAACACATCGAGCGCAGCATTCAAGCGATTAATCGATGAGCGTTACGTACGCCCTGCAATACTCAGCTATGCGATGAATAACAAGCGCGATGGCATAACGGTTAATGCTTCGCTGAATAGCAAGGCTATGGAGAAAGAGCTCAAGGGATTGCGAAAGGACATGCGCAATAAGAACACCATTGTAAACATTAACGGCAGCGACTCGAGGTACTTATGGCAGTAGAAATTAAATTCCTTATCGACAATCTCGACCGAGGCCAGCCGCTTAACCCTGAAGACTTCGGCATCAGCATTACCGAGGACAGTAACATAGGAGCCCGCATCGTATCGTTCGACAATGAGTTAATCTTTGGCGGGGATGTGTTCGGGTATCTTTACAACAAACTTGCAACATCAGGATACTGCGAGCTTGTGCGGGTGACCGTGCAATATATTTGCAGCGAGGGAACGTGGGAGCACTTAGTCGATGGTTATATCATTGTCACCGAATCAGTGTTCGACTTGGATAAGTGCCAGGTCAAAACAAAGGTATATGATGAGACCTTCAGCACGAAGATAAACAACAACAAGGGCATCCCTTTCTCGATGGCTTTGTCCTTATCTAAGAACGGCACACAGATAACCCCGCCAACGATTAGGCCGCTTGTGCTATTCAATCCAGCAACAGGAAACTATGACCCCAACACTGCATTCGGTGTTGCTGTTTACGATGCCTTTGCGCATCTTGTGAACTGCATGAGCGATGGATTAATTGACTTTGATTCGAATCTATTTGCCTATTCATTCCCGACTAACGATGTGACTGTGCTCACTGTGGGGTTAAGCGTTCGCAATCTATTGCAGCAAGATATCGTCGTGAGCTTTGAGCAGCTTTATCTCGCAATGAAGCAAAAGCTAAACCTCGGCATGGGCTTTGAAAAGCAAGCCAATGGCAGACCACTAATACGCATCGAGCCGATTGCATACTTCCAGCAATCGGGCGCATCGGCTAACCTTTACGATCAGCCTGAGATTGAGATGAAGTTCGACACCACACGGCTTTATGCGGCGGCTGAGTTTGGCGGCAATCCATTTTTAGAGCAAGGCCAATGCGATAGCGGTAACACACAATGCACGTTTAATCAAACGCCATTTAGAGGCTTCAGGACTGAGACCTTTGGATTCGTTGGCGAATGCAATACATCGAACATACTTCGATTAAAAACTGAAGATGTAATCTTTGACACGAATGTGATTGAGGATATGTATCGCTTCAACGTTGAGAACTATGATACCAATCCGGTAATCATACAATCTGCGTTTAACAACACGATACCGGCGGGCTATGCTGCAAATCAATATGACCCTTACAACATCGGGCAGACTGTTTATAACGGCGTGTTCACCAATAACAGCGTGAGCGGCAATTGGATTAGCGGCTATCCTAATTCGCTGTTTTCTTTTTTGGAACAGCCCTTCACGCAAAATGATACATCATTCTATGTGGTTCGTCCGCAATCCGGAGCAACTACCGTAGCATTTGAGACCAACACAGCATACACATCTTATTCAGGGTATAACGGCAACTTTGTTACGTGGATAGATTCAGTCGACCCGAATAACTTATTTAACTCAAGTACATACACGGTACCATTCACAGGGGTATATGTGTTTGAGGTGGTTTACTGCATAAAATTCTTCCCGCAAGTATTCGATAAGTATGCGTTCTGTTCCATTAATCACTTTGATGCATTAGGCAATCCTCTTGCCACATATAACAGCGGGGTTACATTCATTGCGGGCAGCGGTGTCAGTGCTGGTATAATGCAGATAACAAAGAATCAAACATTCGTATGCAATGCTGGCGATTTAGTACGAACCGATGTATCAGCTAAGTCAAGTTTCACCGGTGGCAATACTGATATATATCTTTTCCCTACACTGACATTTGACGGCGTTCCAGTAACGAGCTACTTCCAAGGCTTCGGTTTGCCGCTTGCTCCACCCGAGCTCGAGGCTGTGGACATTAACGATGTGCAAGCCTACCTATATAAGTTCAAGCGCCCGCTCACGATGGCAGAGATTAACGCAATCACATCGGAGACATCCAAGCCGATACAACTGGGGCGCAGGGATGACAGCCTTGCAGTGATTGATACATACATAAAGAACATTCAGATTGAGTCAGTGATGCGCAAGGCCGCGCAATTCGAACTACGTTCCAACAAACTACTTCCATGAGTTATACATCGATACCCAACCAACCGATAATATTTAGCAGCACATTGCCCGAGGTATGCGAGGGATGCGGCTCAGAGTTCGCGCAGCTTGCCGACTTCAACGATCAATTGTTCTGGCAACTCGAAGCAGGGCAGTGCGGATACTTGCAGTTCGATAGCGTGATTTCTAATGTCGGCTGCACGATTAACAACAGCACCATAACCTTTCCCGATTCGCCCGGCAATCAGGGCGTGGTGTTCGGTTATAAGAAGTTCATCAACTGCCTTGAGTTTAAGCTGACCATCACAATCAATACAGGCTCGATTGGTACTTTAATCGTTGGCTTCACTAACGGCGATACGGTTAATATCAGTGCTGTGGGTACGCACACGATTTATCTCAAGGCTCTCGATATCCCTGCAAATAACAACAGCAACATTCAGGATTTACTTATTGCCACTAACACAACCGTGCAAGAGTTCATTGGCACCGTTACCATTGATGACTTCCAGCCGAATTGCAACGGCGCATTATTCGCGGGCATCGTTGATGCTACCACGCTGGCTGTGGTACAAGTGCTCGACCCAGTGCTCACAACGAAAGACCAATACCTAACGGCTGGCATTGCGTTGGCTGATTACGAACTTGAGCCTGGCTGCTATCGGTTAGCGATTGCCGACTTTTGTACCAACACTTGCGGGCAGTATTACATTTACAATCCGTACTTCAACGATTGGGGCGGCTGCATCGATTGCCCGCCGCTTGGCTGGAGTAGTGTGGCTGTAACTGGCAGCGATACCTGGAACATCGGCGGAGGCGAAGCACAGATTGACCTAACGGCAATCGGCAATGCCACAAGCCTTGAGTCGATTACTGAGCTATGCGAGGACACGGATTACTATGTCACCATTGAAGTGGATTCGATTGTCAATGCACGGCTACGGCTTCAGGTGGATGGGGTTAACTATGCCACAGCCATAAGCACAGCGGGCACGTATAACTTCACTATAACGGTAACGCAGAGCGGACCATTGAGCTTACTCGGTTCGCAGTTCGGCGCTTCGCTCGATGGCGAGATAACGGTTACGCGTGTGACCGTGCGAGCTGATAAGAACTGGGCTAAGTATGACAAGTACAGCGACCTGATTCAGATTGGTGACTTCAGCGATGAATGCCGATTCTTCAAGATTGAAGGCTGCAATGGCGAGAATCAATTCGGGCTCGGCTTCAGCGGCACATCATTCCTTCCAGGCATCCGACTTGAGGGCAGAAGATTCCAGCCGCAATACGATACCGATACCGACCTATTCAGATACGCATCGGGTAGATGGCAGGCGAGCTTTGTCGACCGCAAAAAGAAATTGAGCTATCACTTCGGGCGCTTGCCTGAGTACGTGCTCGACTTCCTTTCGATTGTTTTCTACTTTGACAACTGCTACGTGAATGGTGAGCTATCCTTCCCAGCCGACAATGAATTCCCGACCATTGAATACGATAATGCCGATGACCTTGGCAGCTTGACAATTGAGCTTTATAAGAAGCTCGATAAGGTGCGTAAGACGGTCTGTGTTGGTGTGGATGCTGACTGCCTACCTTCGATATTGGACAACGCAGATGAGCCGTTTATATTGACTCAGGATAACGAACGCATCACAACGGAGAACTTCATTAACTTGTATCAGGAATAATTCTTATATTTGCACTACATCATAGGAACGTAGGGGTTATGCCGTCCTATTCAACAGGCTGACAATAATTAAATCTCTACTACTATGGCTTGTGTAAGCTACTGCGACTCTTCGCTACTTGACCACAACTTAGTAAACTGCAATGAATACAAGCTCGGCGGCGTGTCTGCTATCCTTGTGGGCGCTTGCGGTACCGAATTGGTTGACCCTTCAGATGCGACCGAAGTCGAGGCATTAATCACTGCCGGAACTGCGAAGCTAATCGAGGACATCCGTTTCGCGTTGCCTGCTGGCTCACCTGTGACTGTTGACAGCCCGATCGGCTGCGGTACTCCTATTCGTATCAACGAAGACCGTACTGCAACCTTGTACGATGCAAACGTAACTGATGAAAATAATACTTTCTGGAATGATGTTAACAACCGCCGCATCGCATGGGTGCTCGCATTCATGTGCGACAGCGGAAAGGTTATTTACATCAATCCTCCAGTTGGTATTACCACATCGGCGAACTTCATCCTACCTGAGCAAAATAACGAATTGCAGCGCTACGAAGTTACATTCAGCTGGCGTGACAAGAATATCCCAGCACAATACGATGCCCCTGCTGGCATCTTTGGATAATGGATATTCAAACCACAAATCAAAGCGGCAAGCCTACCTCGAGCGGGGTGGTGCTTGTTGCTTTTGGTAAGCCTCAATACTATTGGGCTGCTTACAACTTAGCGTATTCGATTAAGCGATTCAACAAGGATTTGCAGATTGCGCTAATCAGCGATTCTAAGGGCAGGGCACTGTACCATTGCCATGACTTGACAAACCAAATCGATGTGTATGTTGACCTGCCCGAGCAGCACATCTACACGAATAAGAAACTTGACCCCGGCAAGGCGAAGGTTTTGCTTTACGATTACTTGCCGTTCGATTACAACCTATACCTCGATGTCGATGCTGTGTGTCTGAAGGACTTGCAGCCACTCATCGACCAGCTAATTGCGAACGATGCTAAGTATGCAACCCGCGTAGTTGGTGAGCATACCATCGACCAAGGCCGCGATTTCAAGGAGATGCAATGGGCATGGGCTGACCAATTATGGCAGCACTTTGGATTGACGAAAGCCGACAAGATTTATGCGATAAACAGCAGCATCCAGTTCATTGAGAAGTGTCCAGAGGCTGAAGCGATTTACCGCACAGCTGCCGACCTTTACCTCAACAATCCGATGCCGATTAACAAGCTCCGGATGAAGTGGGGCGGCGGGCAACCCGATGAGCTTTACTTCAATGTGTCATTCGGCAAGAATAATTTCAAGCCGTATGAAATTGATGCTATCTGCTTTCAGATGAATCGAGAATTCAGCTATGCGCAAATCGAGGAACGATTCTACCTGATGAGCTACTATGGTGGCAAAGGATTCACACCGACCTTTTACATCGAATGGCTCGACCGAAAGCTCAAAGCATGGATGCAACAGGACGGCATCCAGCACAAATACTTCATTCACCGAATTACAGACCATAAGCATGCAGACCCTAAGCGATAAGCCAAAGAGAGGCAGACCAAAGAAGATTGTAACAACTGCCACATTCAACGAAGTGGCGCGCCACGGATGGAACAGCGAGCCCGATGTATGTCAGTTCATTGGCTCACTTATCAAGATGAACAATTCAGCGAACGTGCTCGAGATTGGCGTGTTCGAAGGGGAGACAGCCGTCAAGATGATTGAAGCCCTGCCATACGGTGGCAAGTACACTGGCATCGATATCAACAACTATCTGAAGTATAACCTCAAGTCATTCGGAACAGATGTCGAGTTTATCCTTGGCGAATCCATAACATTGCTGAAAGGCTATCCGGCAAATCACTTTGACTTTATCTTTGTCGATGGAGACCACAGCTGGGATAACATATTGCCCGAGTTCAAAGAGGTTGAGCGCGTGCTTGCCAATGGTGGCATCGTTGCCTACCATGACACGATTCATATTGCTGATGTTAAGAAGCTGATGGAGTACGCAGCGCATTATAACTACAATGTGATTACGTTAAACACATCCGAGGGTCGTGGCCTTTCGCTAATTCAGAAACCATGAAAGCACTTACATTTTGCCGCTCGAAATCATGCGGCTCGCACATCATAAACCAACCAACCACTAAAGCAACTGCGTAATGGCACTAAGCATAGAGGACATTGATAAGATTGTGAATAGGTTTGCAATGCTGCACAAGGGCTGGGAAGCCGCAGCAATGAAGACACCTATCAATCCAATCACCAAGCAGCGCACAGGCGTGAGTCAATATCCTGAGTATTGGCCGGGGTATAACTATGCCGCTAAGATGTATGACAGCATCTTGCCGCATACCCGGCCTGACATTTACCCGGCACATCTACTCAGCGTGCGCGCACCTAACCAAACCGATGCACAGGCTGAGTACATCCGAGCGAACTACAAGCCAACAACGCTGAGTGTGTTCGAAGATTTCAAAGCCACGATAAGCCGTGCGTTCGCGGACCAAAATTGGAGCATCCGATACAGCCCCGAGCTCGAGCCAATCTTTGGCGAGGATACGTTCCAGCGCTACGTGAACCAAGAGATTGAACGCTTCGGCTCTTTGGAAGCATTCGTTAAGACGATGCTCCCAACGCTGAAGCTAATCGACCCGAATGGCATTATCGCAATCGAGCCGAATGATGTTGATACCTACGAGAACGAGGACGGCGAAGAGATAATCAGCAACGAGCTAATTAATCCGATGCCTGAATACTACTCATGCAAAAGCATCGTAGGGCAAAAGTACGGCGATTATTACATGGTCATTACCGATGACTATTCAAAGGTGCGTAACGGAAGCAAGGAGGAGAAGACCGGCATCGTGTTGGAGATTTATGACACGATGAATATCTGGAAGGTTTACCAAATCGGTAAGAAGTCGGACTACACATTCAGCGAACCCGAGCTCTACTATTCGCACAACCTTGGATATGTGCCAGCGCAAAAGCTACAAGGGATGCCTCAGCTTATCGCTGGTGAAATTAACTTTCAATCGCCATTCATCACAGCGGTGCCATTGCTCGACCAAGTGATTCTCGATGAAAGCTATTTGCAAATCAGCAAAGCCACAAGCGCGTTTCCTTTTATGGTGGCGCTGGGTGAGATTTGCGAGTTTACCGATCGCGAAGGTAACAAGTGTCAGGATGGCCAAATCTTTGACCCCATCAATGGCGGCTACCGTACTTGCTCCAGCTGTAATGGCTCGGGTGTTAAGAGCCGATTCAGCCCAACAGGGATGCTACTGATTAAGCCTAAGACAGCATTGAGCGAAGGAGACAGCGCACTCAGTGGCGAGTACCTGAAGTTTGTGAGCCCACCAATGGACACGCTGAACTTCCTACGCACAGAGATTGAGCAGCAAATGGCAAAGGCTCGCAGGATATTGCACTTGCCAAGCTCAGACGAAAGCGGAACCATCGGCGAGGCATCGACAGCCACAGGCTCATTGAATAAGCTACGTGCGCTCTATGCTTTCATTAAGCCTATCTCAGACCAGCTATTCAACCTTTACGAGTTCTGCTTGGTGACGATGGGCAAGATGCGTTACGGCGAAAACTTTGGCGGGGTGAACTTGGTTTATCCGACCAGCTTCGACATCAGCACGCCGAGCGATTACTTGGCTGTAATCAGTGAAGGCGTGAAGGCAGGCGTACCGCCATCGATTACCTTCAGCAATGTCTATAATTATATCAAGGCAATTCACTACACCGATGAAGAGACCAGCGCTGTTTATGACCTTATCCTCAACGCTGATGAATTGCTACTAATGAGCTCGGCAGATATTGCCCTGAGAGTTGCTAATGGCACCATCGAAAAATATCAAGATGTAATCCACCACAGCGCACCTCAGTTAATCATGGAGCTCATTCGCAATCACATCCCGACCGAGGGTGCGCAACGCTTCATCGACCTACCAATGGCCGAGCAGATTGCAGCACTTAACCGCTTGGCATCGGATAGGATTGCCGTGCAGCTCGACCCAATCCAACAGGCGCAACAGGAACTATTGAATGGCATCATTTGATTCGCTCGTAAACCAAAAGATTAAGCTCTTCGAGTCGGTGCCGGATAAACTGGCAACGGCTGCGATTAAGACACAGGCTGAGATATGGCGCAAGATTCGCCCGATTCTCGATGACATGGATGTCAGCGCCGCCGGAAACATCGAGCAAACCGAAGGGAACATCAGGCGCATCGGCCTCATTGCTGATGAACTTAAGAAGGTGCTTGCAGGCAGTGAATATAAGGAGGCCGTTCGTTCTTTCCTCGGCTCAATCGATGAAGGGGTGCAGCTGACTAACGAGATTGCACGAACATTCGAAAGCGCATTCGAGCCTACCGAGGTGCAAAAGCAATTGCTGCAAATATCTAAGCAGAATGCGATTAACACATTCTTCGGCGCTGGCTTGGATGCACGATTCACGCAGCCCTTCCTCGAGCAGCTAACCACGAACATCGCAGCACGCGCACCACTAAGAGAGGCCGTTGTTGCACTGGAGGGATTGGTCACCGGCACAGAGGCGAATGATGGGCGGCTGCTTGCCAACATCAAGACCACAGCCACCACCGCACAAGCCGTTGCAGACCGAAGCTATTCAGCCGCTGTCAATGACGAACTCGGCATCGAGTGGTTCGAATACCTCGGCGGCGAGATATCTACAACGCGGCCATTCTGCGAAAATCGTGAGGGCGGCATCTACCATCGCAAGGAGATTGAGGCATGGGGCGCTGGTAAGAATAGTGCTGGCATCAGAGACATACAAGACGGCACATGGGCTGGACGCATAGACGGCACAGATAGTAAGTCGATTTTTACACTTGTAGGGGGGTGGAACTGTCGGCACTATCTTGTGCCAGTGCCCGAAAGAAAGGTGCCGGACACGGTCAAAGCTCGGGCGAGAGCTGAGGGGTTTATTGATTAAAAAAAACCGCTTATTATGCGGCTCTTATTTTTTTATCCTGCTAAACTTTCAGGGATTATGATTGCTTTTCGTTAAAACGATTGAGACATTTTTGGCAACAAGAATTTGGATAATTTTCTGCCCACCACTTAAAAGATTGAAAATCATTTTTACCAATACCAGATGTTTTGCGATTACAATAGGTAAGTGAGCCATTACTTAAATGTTGTTTTTTTGCTGATTCCCCTGCTGCGATATTCATAGTGTGAGTTTTTAATTGTTTAACTCTGCAAACATACAAACATTATTCGATACTGCAAAACAAAATCAAAAAGAAAGTGCAAATATTTTTACTCGGTTTTGTAATCGTTTGAAAATGTAGCCAATAAAATTGCATTGATTTATAACTTAAAATTTATTTACCTTTGCTAATATGAGACACTTGATACTCTCAGATGGCCGCATCATAAAAGCATCAGATATGGTGGCCGAGCACCTACTTACTAAGAAGGGCGCAAAGGAATTAATACTGCAACCAATTAACACCCCTCAAATATATGCCGATCAAACCGGAGGAAGCACTCGAGATAGTGAACTTCCTAAACCTCAACGAAGCCGAGAACCTGGAAGAAGCAAAGGAGAAGTTTCAGGAGAACTGGGTAAACAGCAAGGAGCTAAGCGAAAAGCTCGGAAAGATTAACGGCACAATTGCCCACGTTGCTAAGCGAGCATTTGAGCCATTCGGAGTTACGCTCACTGAAGAAGATTTCAAAGACAAGAAGGCGCAAGATGTTCTACGCATGGCATCCGAGCGAGCTCGAGAGGCTTATGAGAAACAGCAAGAAGAGTGGCAACAGCGAGCCGATAAGTCAGGCAGCGAAGAGCTGGTGAAGGAGTGGGAGAAAAAATACAAATCGCTCGAGAAGAAAGTGACCGATATCGACTCAGCTCGGCAAGATGCCATCAATCAGTTTGACCAGTTCAAGCTAAAGATGGCAGAGGAACAAAAGCAAAGCAAGATAAACCACACATTCGAGAAGGAGCTGTCAGCAATCAAGCTCGACCCATCGGTGAATGAGTTTACCATCAAAGGCTTCAAGGCTACCATAGGCGAGAAGTACGCAATCGACCTGGAAGAGGATGGCAATGTCTTTGTAAAGGATAAGAACAGCGGCGAGCGATTGAAGAGCAAAGAGAAAGCGGGGTCATTCTTGAACCTCTCCGATGTGCTGCTTGCCGAAGCTACGGCAGCGGGCATCATTATGAAGAACCCATCGGCTGGGCAGCGTGTGCCGAGACCTGGGCAGGCTATCATACCGCCTATTGAGGCACAATCCGACAAGCGCATGAAAGGTGTTAACCCTCGATTCTTTACCAAATGACAATCAAGCAAGCGTATAAGATATTGATGCACCACGCAGATTGGCGGCAAGGCAAACACAGCGAAATGGTTAGCCCTGCCGACCTGACCAAAGCACTTGAGATTGTGCTTACATATCTCGAAAACAAACTAACACAGAGCGTCCATGCCTGAATATGAAGGTTACAATGTCACGGCATCCGATCGCGCTGGCAAAAAGTATAAAGCGATAGACGATGACGGCAATGAGATTCACTTTGGCGCTGAAGGGTATCGGATTAACCCCGGCACGGATGCAGGCAATTCTTACTGTGCTCGTAGTAATGGCATCCCTTCGCCGAAAGGCTCGGCGAATTGGTGGGCTCGGCAGCTTTGGAGCTGCGAGGGGAGAAGGTCGGTAAGTGACAAACCTTTTTTTGGCAGAATCGAATTGCCTTAGTATATTGCGGTTCGTTCTTTATTCTCTCATACCAATTAGTTTAGGCACTATTTGAAAAGGCTTGCAGAAATGCAGGCTTTTTTTTTATCTTTGTAGCATCTATGATGTAGTGAGCCGCAACTTATCGCGGCAAAGTAGGCGCAACTTCCAGCCTTTGTAATTGGAAGGTCTCTTTAATACTACATTAATCATGTCTATATCTCGCATTCTATCGGAGTGTCCTAATGTGCAAATGTCACTTAGCGAACTCTTCATCGAAGTTGGACAGCGTGAGCAATTGCCTTTCTTAGAGTTCTTGCTTTCGCCTGAAAACGCAAAACTAATCCGCACTGAGGTTGCACCCGGTGGCGGTAAATTAAAAACAGTACAAGCTCGTTGGATTCAGCGTTTACCTGAGACCGAAGTTGA